AATCCTTTTTCGTCGAGACCGAGTTGTGAACAAATAGTCAAAGCGTCACCGCTGAGTTGACTGGATTTCGGTTGTGGCTTAACACTCGGTACGGATTGCTTGCCAATTACAGGAATGGCTTTATCCAAATATTTGGAAAGTGAATCTGGATCTTTTGAAGCCAATTCCATCGCCCAATCCCGTTGCGCCGGAGTGAGTTTACCTTCACGGATGGCATCATCCACGGCAGTTTGATGTTCTGTTTTTTGTGATTGAGAACACAGTTCGATAACCTGCTGGTGCAGTTCATTGTACTGATCAATGGTTACATATTTAGCCGGATCCGGTTGGGCTTCTTCAGACAAGCCACCGATTGCGGCACAGATTTCAGGAACACCAGCATCGCCATCCAGTTTAAGAGCCGATGTGATTTTCGTAAGGTCGGGAGTTTTGTGTTGTTGGGAACATAGTTCTTTCACAGCATCTGTCACACCTTGCACATCAGCTTCCCCGGTTAAACCGAGGACGGATGCCAAGTTGCGGACGAATTCGTCCAATTCCATGTCATCATTCTCCTGAGAAGAAAGTTCAATAAGGTCAAGAGCGGGGTCATTCGTGAGAGCAGCTCGATCAATCCGCAAGACTTCGCCTGTTTGGCGAGAGCGGCGAAATACGGGTGATAAAAAACGATACTCTTTAGCCGTGATGGCTTCAGACGCTCTGTCAGTCCATTCAACTTGTCCCCAGATACCGTCTTCACGGCTTTCCAATCCCACGATCCAACCACCAGCAGGAGCACCACCGCCGTTTTTACGGGTGAAATCAATTTGGTGATCATAATCGATCGGCAAATCCATATTCAGGCTTTGACTTGCACGAATTACGGCTTCAGGGTTTTGAAGCGTGAACGGTCCACGACCATCTCGCATATGGAACTGACCCATAGGCAACAGTTGCACCCATTCCGGTGCGCTACCTTGAGAGCTGAGTTCAAGTTTGAAAAGAGTCATCTCTTCGCTTTCTCAATGAATAACCTGTCGAGAAAGCGATCTTATGAAGTTCGAGTGGGGAGATTGAGACTGATATTTGTCACCCCGACTTTATTAGTCGGTACGATTGATCAAAGCCTAACGCCAGATTTAAAAATCTACAACCCTGTTTAAAGCCCGTAGAGACGTTTTTCCTCTATTTTGGCATACACCTTCATAAAAACCTTTAAACGGCTTTTTAAAGACATTTGAAAGGGACTATGCTATATTATTCTTAGGTCTTCGATGGCAGCTGGGAAAAGTTTCCAATCTTTTTTGGAAGAAGCGCACGTCCAGCTCAGTATCTTATTTGATTTCTGTTACGGGGAGGGTGGCGTTCCCCCTTCGGAGACCTATTCAATTTTTCCCTTTAAAATTTCATATCTATCATTTTGAAGCTGTTCAATGTGAACAAGTCCACCAGAGCGTAGTGAATTTGTGATCATTGTCTGACGCTTCCCATCACCATCCTTAGTCTTCACTTTGAAATCAACACGAACAACGGCTTTACCGATACGTTCTTCACCGGGTACGTCAAAAACAAATAGCACCGCCGTATCGTGTGTATCCAGTAAAACACCGTTTGCTTCTTTTAAATATCGAGGCAAATCTTCAATTACGGAATCTGGTAAGGTCTGTTGTCGTGCTTTTTTCGCATCTCGTCTCATATGCCAGATATCTTTATCCGTCGCGGTTATGAGAGCTTGGGCGGGTAAAAAACCTTTTTTAGCCAACGCTTCAATAAGATCAGAAGTAAAACCTCCGACGGGGCGAAACTCTCCAATCGTATGGCCTTCCTTTTGAATGAGATCTCGAACCCATTCCTTATGTGCCCAAGCCAAGGCCTGAAGTTCATTGATGCCGGCATCAATCGCCGCTCCACCTAAATCGGCAGGAGCCTTTAAAATTTTATCCGCCCAATGTTGAGCGGCGAGAACCTTTTGCCGGGATAAGCCGACGTTCTGTGCAAATCCCAAATCAATACCCTGGGGAAGATCTTTCAATTCACCTGTACGTCGATCAATGACTTTACGCCTGATAATTTGAGGGTCCGGCGAAACTTCAAAACCGTATCGGTCCAGTTCCCGTTGTGTCAGTACCTGAACAATACAACGGCAATGCCAGCCGTTTGGAGGGTAGTGTGTTTTCCAGAAAGGATGGTCGTAAGGCAAAATAATGCCATGCCAACTACGGTGAAGAGGACGTGTTCGCCCATCGTTAATCGACACGTAGCGCAAATAAACGGTTTCACCTGTTTGCGCCTTGGCTTCTGCAAGTCTCTGGATCCGCGCCCAACGTCCTGCTGCCATAGAGGTTCGGAGATTGGTATCATAGATTGTTCGCAATCGGCGGCTGGACCCGAGTTGAACTTTTCTGGTTTTGCCTGTTGCCGGGTCCGTCATATACTTTTGTCCCCACCAACCAAGATCTTGAAGCTTTGGAGACAGTTCTTTTTTAAATTGCTGAAAGGTAACACCTTCAGCAATAGCTTCATCAATCGCTTCACGGATGGTTGTTAGGACTTCAATATTCATCGCTTTGGCAACGGTAAAGGCAACGGCATGTGTTTCCTGCTCAACATCCCGCCAATCAAAACCGAAAACAAAGCCTTTTTGCCGGAAAAGTTTAACAGCCTCTACTGCCGGAAGATTTTTAAGCCTGATCGTCGTCAAGATCTGCTCCCACTTCACCAGTTAAGCGCGCCATAAACAAGGCATTCCCCAAAGGGTCAGCCAACTCTGTTTTTCCGACCAAGGTATTTAAATTCTTTCTGAACGTTTCCATATCCGTCGCACTATGAGCCAATTCAAGAATTGCTTCTTCTAGCGGGATATGATCTTCCCATTGTCTCATCTCATCTTCGGTGAAACGATCAATGGCATCATGCTGCCCAGATTTACGTGATGCCAGTTCCCGTTCACTTTTATCTTCTTTTTCGTTTGGGGGCGTGTCGGAATGCTGGGAAACCTGAAGAATATCTTCTTCATTGTCCGGTTCTTTCAGACGCAATTTTTCACGAACATCACGCGCAGAAACTTTACCACCGAGATTCACATACCCTTTAACAGAATCCATAAAGACCTTCGGGTCGGTATCATCTGGGCGACCAATGACAATATTCGGATATCTTTTCTGTGGTCCGCGATTTAGGTCAATATATGGACGGGCGATACATTGGCGTAATGTTGCGGCCAACTGTTTGGCATCAGCCCGTTCAATATCTTCTCGGACCTCATTATGTTCTTTACTGACGGCATGACCACCGGAAATCGCATCGGTAGTCGCTGTTTGCCCAAGCACCGCCTTTGAGACTTCCAAGTTGATAAAAACAGCAAGGCGTTCATGTAAATCCATTGATCCCGCAAGCTTAGCCTGAATGAAATCTATGTCCATAGATTGTGGAATCATGGCGGCGGCATTACGGCTCAACCCGGCAACGGCTCGTCGCAGAACATCCCGATCTTCTTTTTTTGAATTGGCATCATATTTACCGACAGGTAAAGGACGACCAAAACTTTCAGCAAAGGAGATCCACCCCTTGATATCAAAGTTTTTAAATAACCAAGCCCAAGAAATAGGTCGCGCTAATCCGCCTCTGATCGGAATACCAGACTTCGCCTTATGATAGTGAACCACAAATTTATATGGTTCCAATGGTTCCAACGTTCCGCCTTCATCTTTTAAAAGCAACGTTGTGCCGTCCCTATAATCAAACTCAAACCAACGTGGATCTCGCCAGATTAAACGTTCAGGTATCCATTCACGACCTTTGTGCCAATCAATCTCTTGTACGGAAAAGCCTTTTGCAATCGCGTCCAGAATATCAAACAGTTCGTCCTGTAACTGGTCACGTTCCAACCAGTCTCTAACCATATCCGCATTATACTGATCATTCTTCTCGTTACTTGCCGGGTGAACAGAAATCTCAAGCTGAGATACTTGACGTTTACGGGTACTTAAAACACCAAGATAATGGAGGTCTTTTTCTTCCATCTCTTCAGCCAATTCTAAATAAGCTTGTGCATTTCCTTCTTCAGCAATGCGCAGCAAACGACCAAGACGTTGAGGGGTTAAGCCTTGTGCTGGATGATCACTAATCGGGGAACGAGCTCCCATAATTGTTGGACGGGCGAGTTCTTCCGTTAGCTTATCTTTGCGGATTTTATTGCCATATTGATCTGTAATTCCTTGGTAAAAATCAGCCATTACCACGCTCCTTGCATCGACCTGAGGCCACTATCTGTTATTGCTTCATCATCATCCGCCCCGGCCTCGTCGAATTGAGTAGACGCTGCGTTTACTTCCTCATATTCATATACGATGACATCCATCAAGGTGGCATACCAAGCGAGAGCGGCGGCAATTACGCTGTCCGCATGTCGCTTCTTGCCATCCGTGCCTTTGGTTCTGGCAGAGACGATTTGCCCAATGCCATCGATAAGCTTCAGCAGCCGGTGGTCGTTGAGAATATTCACATCCTTTGGCATGACGATCATGTCGTCTTCATATGCCGCTTTGTATTTGGGCATATGTTCGCGATACCATTCTCGGCTCAAACTGATCTGCTCAATCCGACCTGCTCCATACCTCTGCATGGCAACCTCAGCCAGATAGCCGCCGTTACCGCCAGCATCCAAAGCGCCAGCCGTGAAATTGGGCAAACGGTCAACGATATAGAATAGAATTTGTTTTTGTTGCTCATAAGGGATATTGCGAAGCTCAACCGTAAAAGGCGTAATGCGGCGTAAAGCTTTATCCATCTGAAATGGGTGAATGACCGTTAAGTCGCTGACACGTCCAAAATCCTCACCAAAGAACGATGATAGGTTCGGATTAAGCCTGTCCAAACATGGATCAATATTCTCTCGGCACCAATCAAGTGCCGCTTGCTTGCGGACTTCTTCGGGGAGTTCCGCAAAGCTGGTACTTTCTTCCCATGTCAAAACCGGAATATCCGATTTCATGCGGGCTTCAATCAAAGCGGTTGGAATATAGGAACCGGAACCCGCTGACGGAATAACACGCAGTTCCTCGTCTGCACCGTCACCATAAAAGGCATAGATTTCATTACGCCACTCGTCTTCAGCTTCCTGAGACCATTCTTTCTCAGCAACTTGGCACACCCGCCTATAGAGGCCATCATCAATAGCCTGATCAAATTCAGTTCTAAGCAGCTTATAAGGCTTGCGACCAGCCCTGACGTCATTGACCAATTCATTAAACGGGTTGGCAGAGCCGTCATGTGTAGAAATGACCAGAACTTTTCCGCCCCAAATCAACAGGGCAAACGCAGCCTTTAAAACTTCCGCAAGATTATCGTGAAACGCTGCCTCATCCAGAATGACGTACCCTTGTTTACCTCGCAGAACACGAGGACTTGAAGGCAACGCCACCACTTCAAAGCCTGAGGCAAAAACAACACGGAACGCCTTAATATCTTTGTCCGGATTATCCTTGTCTTTGAAAATGGTTTCCTCTAAATCACCGACAGCAACTTCAAAATGCTTTGCCCACCAACCAACATAGTCGATGAACTCTCTCGCCATCTCAAGGTTATAGCCCATGTAATAGACGTTCATTCCGCCGTCTTTACGCGAGCTGGCTGCTGTTAGAACAGCATCAGCTGCTGCTACCCAAGAATAGCCGGTACGTCGAGACTTTTCTACGATCGTGACCCGTTCTAGAGCAGTGGTCGTAAGTAGTTTTTGTTGATAGCTTAGTAAAACATTAGAAGTATCAAAGGGCATAATTATGCTTCCTTTTTTAGCGCAACCCCTAGGATAGACTCCTTGATGGCATCGCGGACATCGGCACTAATTCCTTTCTGTTTGGCGATCTTATCCACCTTCTTGGCAGCTTCATCGGCATACTTCTTGGCAATCTTCATTTCGAAATCGAGGTCAAACTGGTTAGCCTTGGACATGGACTCCATTGATTTGGCGAGAAACATGAAATCTTGTGGTTCAACCTCTTTCTCACTCTCCATTGTGTTGCTCAAGAAATCAAAAACGATACTGCGCATCATTTCGACAAGAAGGCGACCTTGTTGGCCATCTACAGTTTTCTCACCAACCTCTTTGACCAATGCATCGGTAATTTCCCGGCTTTGCCTGAGTTTAGATGCAACCTGATCTAAATTTTTCTTATAACGCCCGACTGCCGATCGTGACTTCGGATGACCGGCTTCAGATAGATAATCAACAATCTGATCGATCGTCCATTTGCCTTCCGAAATCATGAAATCAATTTGCGAACGAATAGAATCAGGCAAATCTCTAATTGAGGATGGTTTTGCCATATCAAGCGTCCGGTCTACGACGTGCTACATCGTCATGGATTTCACGGCCTTCAGCCACATCAAGACCTAACTGCGTCAAACGGGCGACCGAGATATTATCGGATACCTTCTCAAGTTTAATCAGTTCACGGCGCATCAGGTCGTTTAACAAAGAATTGGTGCGATCAAGTGAAATTGCATGCCCCATAAGGTCTAAACAACTCCGAATGATCTGCGTATTGTGGCTGTAATCTTGATCTCTGGCTAAAGCTTCCAAAATAATCCGGCGCTGATCTTCGCGTACACGATTTTCAAAGTTTTTCATTTGTTTTTACCCATATGATGTTCCGTAAGAAGACGGACATTGTTCGCAATTTGCTTAAGGGTGCCGCTTAACGTTGAAACTGTGTCGCTAACCCCATTAACCTTTTCATGGATCAAAGACAGATCATTGTGTGAAGGTGCTTGTTTGAGAACGGTTTCAATTGCGGTTAAGCGTTCCCCATGACGGGTTTGCTTCTGCTCTAAATCTTCAACACTTTTTTTGTTTGCCTTCATTGGTCCTGAAACAATGGCCCAAGCAACACCAATCAACACGGCGACTTTATACGCAAGGTCGATGTTTTCTGCTGTAAACGGATTGTCCATAGCCTACCCCCGGATAGCTTTAACAAGAGAAGAAATAGCCCCTGTAGAAGCTTGAATCGTGGCGGCAGTGCTATCCAGTGGGCGACCTGCGATAATCTCATCACGGCGCGCCTTATCTCGTTCACGGCACCCCATATATTTTTTGATAATTTCAACACAAGCCCAAAAGGCTCCCAATGCTGGAACGGACAACAATGTCCATGCGCCTTCAGCATCTTGTAAAGATTTCCAGATTGAAATGCCTTCGGGATATGTTTGGCTTTTACTCAATGCAAAATAAAGCTGTAACCCCCAATCCAAAACAGCAACGAAGAAAATTCCGGCAAGACTAAAACCCATGACCATGACAACAAGCATCGCCTGAAGGGCAATCTTAGGACGGGCTGTTGCAGTTACTTTTTTTGCATCACCTTCGGTTAGAAGCGCAAAACGTTGAGTGTCATACATTTCCTGCTTAGCTTTGAAGTCGAGGATTTTAGCCGTCAATGCTTCGCGTTGTTCAGGGGGCAAACTTCGAATTTGTTGCTCTAACTCTTCGGGAGTTCCTGCCTGTGTTTCTTCGCCCGTAAAGGCATTATAAAGACTACGTCCAGCTTCAAAAATCATCGGCCCTGCTTTCAGGGCTGCTAATAATGCAGTAATCACGAGTAAGCCCTCCGAAGCCAACCATTGATATATTTGTTAAAGATTGGTTTTGCGGCAGTCAGGGCGCGATAAAACCCCGCTGCTTCACTACGCAATGTGTATTGGATGATGCGATAATCATTGCCATAGGCCAACATTGCTTGTTCAGTCTTTGGACCGAAGATCCCATCGTCTTCAAGATCCTGTCCACAGGCGCGAATAGCCCGTTGAAGGAGCTTGAATGCCTGTAAACTTCCCATATTGACAGCAAGGTCAAACATTTTTAGGCCAATGATTGGCGGGAATTTTTCAAAGTGAAAGCGTTTCCACCAGAATTCAAAATAATAATCTTCGGCATCTGTGATGGTCAGGTTTTTAACGTCGATCCAGTCAACATCACCGTCTTTATCAAAATCAAAATCGTGAAAACCATCACCGTCTAAGTCAATTTCACCTTCGGCAATTAACTGTCGAAGTGAAATTCCGTGATTAGTCGCCCCACCGGGGTCGTCAGGGTCATGGACAAAACCGCCCTCATGTTCCATAAGGGCATCAAATGCCTGTTTAAATGTATCGCGCATTATCTATTCCTGCATCTGCGTAGAGACTTTCAGGATAATGCTCGTTAAAGGGCATTTATTGAGTCGGGACGAATGTCACTCTCGGTCTAACTCTTCAAATA